ATGAAATCAAAGGCTGCAAAGAGCTCACGATTCACATCAATTCGGTTGGAGGCGATGGCTACGCATCCATCTCCATCCACAACCGGCTCCGTGAGCTGGCCAACAACGGAATGGACATCACCTGTGTGGTGGATGGCGTGGCAATGTCGGGCGGCAGTCTGATCATGTGCGCTGCGGATACCATCAAGGTGAATCCCTCGAGTATTGTGATGATCCACGATTGCTGGACATACGTCTGGTCCCCTGTAGATTCATCCGCTCTGAGAAAACTGGCTGACAGTCTGGATGTCATGAATGAAAGCCAGGCGGAAATCTACGTCCGGAAGACCGGGAAGGATGTGGACGAGGTTCGCAAGCTGATGAGTGCCACAACCTACCTGACCGGCCGGAAGGCGGTTGAGAACGGGTTTGCGGATGAGCTGATCGAGGACGCGGAGGACCCAGACATTGAGGTCAGCGCGGACCACAAGACGCTCTATGCGTTCGGACGGAAGATGCGGGTGGCTGCCATGGGTCAGCTGCCCGAAGGCATCAAAACCCATATTGACACGATCGAAACTGATCCGGAAACGGACGGTGGAGATATAGAAAATCAGCCTGAAGCTTCAGGCAAGATTGGAGGTAGTGAACCTATGACTTTTGAGGAATTCCGTATGGAAAACCCGGAAGCGGCCGAAGCTGCGCTTGCCGAAGCTCAGGCCAGCGTCAGCCATGACGAGGCAGTAGCTGCCGAGCGTCAGCGTATCGCTGATATCGACGATATTGCTTCTCTGTATGACGCAGAAACCGTTCGTGCTGCGAAGTACACGAATCCGTGCACTGCGCAGGAAATGGCATTCCGCGCCGCTGTGGAGATGGCGAAGCAGGGCCGCACCTTCATGTCGAATCTTGAATCCGACGTGAACGACAGCGGCGCTCAGAACGTCGGAGCCGCTCCCGGTGGGAATGACAGAAATGATGCTCCTTCGACTGCTGAAACCATGAAGGCAGCCGGAAAGGCCATGGCAGCCAAGCTGCGTGGCGAGAAGACTGAGGAGGTGTAACCATGACTCGCGATCTCCATACGAAGATTGGATCCGTAACGCCTGAGAACCTGTTTGCAGGTCTTGATCCCCGGGCACTGACCAAAACCGGAACCCTGCGGAAGCTGGGGACTGCCGGAACGCTGGCTCGCGGCACTCTGCTGGCCAAGTCCAGTGGAACCGGTGGTGACGGCAAGCTGGTAATCTTCGGCACCACTGCCGGATCCAATGAAACCCTGACCGCCGACTGTGTCCTCGCTGAGGATGTCGAAGTCGGAACGGCCGCCGATGAGCCTGCCCTGGTCTTCATCACCGGCAACTTCAACGAAGATGCCCTGATTCTGGCCACCGGCGCGTCTCTGACGGAAGCTGACAAGGATGCGCTGCGTGTGCGCGGCATTCTCCTGGGCGCTTCCGAGACCGAAAGCGTTCAGTAAGGAGGTACAACCATGTCTGTACTTGTGAACATTCTCGACACCTACTATATGGCGGGACTCTGGGAAGGACTTTCCCCGGTGCCGTCTTTCTTCCGTGACCGGTATTTCCCGACCGGGGCCGGCGACATCTATGCCGCCAACAAGGTCCTTGTGGAATATCGCGACGGAGACAATGCCATGGCTCCGTTCATGGTGATGGGATCCGACCCGATCAACGTCAAGCGTGAAGGGTATGAGATCCATGAATACGAGCCGACCTATGTCAGCCAGGCCCGCAACCTGACGATCGATCAGCTGAAGCAGCGCGGTTTCGGTGAGGCGATTCTGAGCCAGAGCACCGAGGAAGAGCGTGCGGCGCGGCTTGTCAGCGAAGATCTGGCTCTGCTTGAACGTCGTTTCTCCCGTACGGAGGAATATCTGTGCGCTCAGACCATGCTCAACAACGGTTTCACCGTTAAGGCGAAGAGGGACGAAAACGCCGCTCATGACGACACCGTAACGGTGATGTATTACGATCCCACCAAGGGCAACGACGGCGCCTACACTGTCACCCAGTGGGGTGCTGGCACGACCTTTGCGGATGTGTCTGCAGACATCGAGGCGATGTGTGACAGCCTGAGCGAGCGCGGCCAGCCTGCCGTCGATCTCATCATTGGCCGGAAGGTTCGTGATTTTCTGCTCAACATGAGCGATTTCCGCGATCTTGTGAACAAGCAGAGCGGAATCATCATCGCGGAAGGCGGCATCCGTCAGACTCTGAGCCAGTATCAGGGCGTGACGCTCCTCGGAACGATCAATTTCAACGGCTATGTGCTGAATGTGATCGTGGCAAACGAGCAGTACACGGCTCTTGTCAACGGCTCTGCTGCGAGAGTCAATTACTTCCCGGCCACTTCCATGATGATCACCGCCCCGAACGCCGGTCATCTGATGTATGCCCACGTCGTTCATATGGACGAGAGTGGCGACGTTCAGACGATCGCCGCAAAGCGTGTGCCCGATCTGTTTGTCGACCGCAAGAAGAAGAAGCGTGAGATCATTCTTGAGAGCCGTCCTCTGGCTGCTCCTCAGAACTATTCTCCGTGGATCCATGCGGCGAATGTCGTCGCCTGATGACTGCCTGAAAGGAGAGCATCATGTTAGTCAGGATTATTCAGACGACCTACGGTTATCGCCCGATTCTGCCTGACGGTAAGAGATCACACTACGTGATCCCGGTCAGGCGGGGAGATGCTCCGATCGAAGTCGAACAGGCTGAAGCAGAGCGTCTCCTTTCCCTCGGGGTGGCCGAGGAAGTCACAGAGAAGACCCAGACGGTTCAGAAACCGGTTGAAACCATCCCCGCTCCTGTCGATGAACCGGAAGAAATGAATCTTGAGGCCATGTCTTTCAATGATCTGAAAGCACATGCGCAGAGTCTTGGCATCGAAACGGGAAAGCTCCGGAGCAAAGCGGCGCTGATCGAAGCGATCAACAACGCAGAGACCGAAGAAATCCCGTTCAGTGACCTTCCTGATCTCACAGCCGAAGATCTCATAGACTGAAGGTGATCTGATGGGATTCAAGGATATGGTTGAGGCGGATAACCTTCGTACGTTCCTTGACGTCAGCACATTCGGTGAGATTCGGACCGTCATCTGTGACGGTGTCGAATACGAAGAGATTCCGTGCGTTATCAGCCAGATGAAAGAGCAGGACCGGAACACCGTGATGAGTGACCATGAGCACGGACTGTACCGCGTGACGGCAGTCTTTCACTGCCGGCGCAGTGATCTTGCCGGAAAGCTTCCTGAGAAGGGCAGAAAGTTTGGAATTTATGATGAGGATGATGGATTCCTCAGGGAGTATTACGTGGCACAGTCCTCCTGCGACCTTGGCATGGTAAGGCTTGAACTGGAAGCGATTGATGAGTGAGGTGAGAGCCGATGATGGGCGCAGTAACTCTCAACGTTGAAGGCCTGACGTCCCTGGACTACGTGAATGCGATCCTTCACGAATTCCCGGGAAAGGCGAAGGTCGCTGTCTGGCGTGCGGCGAAGCGTGCGTCATCCGCAGGCCGAACCGAAGCCAAGCGGTACACCACCCGTGTCTACAACATCAAGGCAGGGACATTCACGAAGAACACCAAGACCTACATCAAGGTGTTCGGAGACGGTGCAGGTGCCACAAAGGTGCTGATCCGGTATTCCGGGCAGCTGCTGGACCTGTTGGAGTTCAAGCCGAAGGTGTCACGGACGGATGGCGTCAGGTATTCAACGAAGCGCGGTTCACAGTATCACCTCAGGCATGCATTCGATGTCGGTGCTTATGGCGGCAGCATCTATGAGCGCGTCGGAAAACCGAGATTTCCGATTAGGAAGAAACTCGGGCCTTCGACGCCTCACATGCTGAAAGACGAAGACGTTGCTGATCCGCTCGGAAAGAAGATCATGGAGACGTTCAACAAACGTCTTGCTCATGAGATCGACCGGATTCTAGCACAGTAAGGAGAGATTCAATGACGAGTGTGGTCCTTCTGGATGCGCTCAAAGAGCGGACGGAGGCGGCAGTATCGGAGCTTCTGATGCCGGTTAAACCAACAAAGGAAGCACCGGATGTGGCGCACCGTGCGCCGGTTGTCTACAGGACGAGGCTTCCGGATGGGAAAGCATCCACCAAATACGCTCCATACGTCCTGCATACGGTTGTCAACACCGCCTATAACCAGCAGCCGGGAAATGCTCCGGAGGGCCTGTGTAACATCAGGACTCTGTTCTGCGTGTACTCTCCGGACGAGCAGGAAGGCGGTCTGTATCTCCTGAATCTGATGGAGCGCATCCGGATCGATCTGATGATCAATCCAATTGTAGGAAAGCAGTTCAAGCTTGACGACGATGGAGGCATTGAGCAGCTGGTCTATCCGGATGACACAGCGCCCTTCTATCTGGGTGAAATGATGTCTGTGTGGAAGATGCCAATAGTAAGGCGGGAGGAGAGAACCGTATGGGGAGAACCAAATCCGACGAGGCTGTAAAGCCTGGCTACTTTGTGTACATCGGGCCTACGATCAAGAGCGCGATCCAGCGGAACACCATCGTCATGGGAAACCGTGAAGAGGTGGAAAAGAAGCTGAAATACGCGATTGAGAAGTATCCACCGATTGCTCAGCTTCTGATCAGCGGGAACGAGCTGACAGAGGCAAGAAAAATGATCCGACAGCCCGGCAACCGTCTGTATGAGGTATACGGGCGGCTGATCCGGCTGCTCAATAAGAATGGAGGTTAATCACGAATGTCAAAGCATGGCGTATATGTGGCTGAGCAGGCC